CAAGACCCTGCTGCTGTCCACCCATCGGTAGAGCCGGAGGCGGCTGCCCAAGTCAAAGCCCCATTTCCATCCGTTTGCAAAAACTGGCTGGCATCCCCATCTGTCGTTGGTAAGGTTAGTGTGTAATCCCCTGCTATCGAGGGAACGGCGAATGTAATCTTGTGGTCGGAACCATCGTAGAGTTCCAATGTTCCAGTCTGTGCCGTTGTTCCTGCTGTGACCCTTCCACCCTGAATCGTCAAACTACCCGCAGTTATATCATCGCCGGTGTTTATCAAATAATCGCTGTGGGCTTGGGAGTTATCTCCCCTGTGGACAGTATTAGCTACTATCTCATCCCATTTATCAGCTCCTAATAATCCTGCATAGTCTGTATCTGCCTCTACTAAAACTACATCATCTGCACCACCATCACTTGTAATTCCATAAGTTGTTGCATTTACCGTACCAGTACTTAAAGCTGTAGAAACGTTAGTACTCTTTCCTGTGTTGGCAACTATTTCAGCCCACTTTGCTGTTGTTAACATCCCCGCAGCATCTACGGTAGCGGCTGGAAGCGTAACGTCATCTGCACCACCATCTGAAGTTATGGCTACTGTATTTACACCAACAGTCCCAACACTCAACGCTGTAGATACATTGGTGTTTTTATCCGTATTCAAGTTAATAGCAGTCCTATTTTCCTGTAATGCGCCCTCTACTTGAGTTGCTGTGATAAGAGTTCCTGCGTCTGCTATGTCTACATCATCAGCATCTACTCCTGTAAAGTTATTACCATCAAATGTAGGGCTGGCTCCACTAATTACCGACTGATCTATATAGGTGTGGCTTGCCCCGCTTTCCCCTACATGGGTATATGCAGTCCCCCAATTATCAACATTTACTGCCTCAATAGTTGAGTCAGCATCTAAGTAGATTTTGTCTATATAAGCATTGGCAAAGTATTTGGGCGTAGCAGAACCTAAATCAATGGCAGAATCAGTGGCGGGAAGTAAAGAGGCGTTTATAGCAACAGAAGCTAAATTATCTAAGGCTGTACTCGCCCCTCCTCCTGCACCTGATGTATCATCTACATATTTCTTGTTAGCGATCATAGCATCCGTTGTAGGGGCTGCTGAGGAAGCTAATAAAGACTCGTCAGCTAATGTAGTAATACCAAAAGTAGGGGTTCCTGTTGTTGTTACATTTTGGTTTATGTATGTATGACTTGCTCCTGATTCTCCTATGTGTGTGTGGGCAGCTATCGCTTGAGTAACCGTAATCGTATTACCATCAACACTATTGTCTTCTAAAGTTAAATCTTCTGCAGTAGTATCGCTTCCAGACAGAGTTTGCCCGCCACTTCTTCCGGCTAGTAGGGCATATTGAGTGTGATCATCATCATCTAAACCAGTTAAGTTTCCATGGTCAGTAGCCTGAGCAGCAGTAAATTGAGTTGTCCAAACAGTTTGTATTTGATGTACTTGAGTTTGTCCACCCTTTATAATAAATCTACCAATTAAAAGACCTTGTTTATCTATTGCCTCTGGAACACTAGATGGAGGTGCTTCGGCTTCTGCACTTGCAGAGTTTGCATATTGTGCCTGTCCATAAATCATATGGAGCGTTCCATCAGTAACCATATACCACCAAAGGTTCATGTACCAGTTATTTGATAAATCTCCTAAAGTTCCATCTCCATCATCATAATGAGCATTATCCCACTCGGTAACTCCAGTTACCATTGTCCAGCCACTTGGAGAAGCCCTGTAAAGAGTATGAAAATCTCCAGTAACCGCAGTATTTAATTCTGCAATATCAAATTCATTTAATCTAGCCCAAAGTTTACCTGCTGATAAAGTAACATCTCTATTATCATCAGCACTTTCTCCTATAACTAACCCACCAACAACTGTATCTCGCATAACCCTACCAAATGAATCTGCCCTCTCTATTATGTTTGTAAATCCATCAGTTACCCACCAAGGATTATTCATAATATGTAGTGATTCATTTACATTTGTTACTGTTGCTAATGGAAAATCAGTATCCAAGTCCCAAGTATCAGTCGTTTTAACTACTATTTGAGGAGAACCATCATTATATTCAACTCCAATGTAGCGTGTAGTGTTAATGGGAATATCAACCCCATTTGAAGCAGCCCAATCAAATGATAATAATGTTACATCATCCTCATCTGTTGCTTTAATCCAACCAGTACCAGCGGCGATATTAACATCCCCACCTGTTGCGTCAGTTACTTCTCCACCAGTTGCTCTACCTGCTGAACCATGTAAACTATTAAAGTGGCATTGATTAGTCCATGTTGCCCCAGCTATAATATCAATACCAATTAAACTACATCCTGCACTATCTATTGTATTGTCAGCAAAGGCTGGATAAATCTCACTTAAAGCAGTTTCTACTTCTGTCCCTGTGTAATAATCCCCCGCGTCAGTTATAGGTACATCCAACGCACTTACTTGATTTGCACCTGTTCCCCAATCAATGTGAGTGTCGTTTATACCATCAGCAGATAAGTCTAAGGTTACAAAATTACCCCCATCGGTATAACTTATCGGGGAGCCTGTCCTTAATACCCCATCATCACTTGCCGCCCCTAAATAACCCGGAGTAGCATCCATATCAACCCCAACCTTATCACCGACCTCTGCCCACCCACCGGAAAAGAACATATAAAACATAAATTCAATCAACATCCACACCATCCACCCTTCCTCTGGCGGATACTCTACCCACTCATCACCATCCCATTCGTAGATATAATCAATTGTCCAACCCCCTGCTGTAGCATCAGATATATACCTATCACCAACTGCGGGATCTGCTGGCAACCCACCTGTAGGGTCATGCCAGTCCTCCACTGGTGGCCTTAAAAGCCTGTCAGTCTCATTAACATAACGCCTATCTAAATATCCTATGGGTATTCCACGAAGTTGCTTCATTTATTATGTCCATACCTCAATTTCAACTACAACTCCAGCTTCTTCCGTAGCAAAATAGAGAGACTTAGCTGTTAGGTCGTTCAAGTCAGAGGAATACTCCATCCCTGCGGGGAGCGTCACGTACGGTGCTGTGGGGGTAGCCACTTTTCCAGTAACAAACGCATAGCGGACATCATAGAGCGTCCTACATCTAAAACGAAGTTCTCTAGTACTAGACGGGAGTGCCTGAGAGTATTCTGTATCGGCTGCGGTTAAGGTTACATTGTAAACCGTAGGTGTTTCAACCGTGTTGGTCATCGTACCTATATTTTACCAGAGGATCGTGCTTTTGCTAACACATTTTCGAAGTCAGCTCGTTCTAAAGACCTAGCATCAATCGGCTTGTCTCCCAACGCCTTGATACTTAATACCTGAAAATCACCCTCTGTCTTCTGCCTGTCACCCTTGGAAACATCAACATTCCGTTTCCCAACCATCTCAACCTTCACAACAAGGTAATGTTGGCTGTTCACTTCCCAAGTTAGAACTCCGGGCAAGTCGATCTCTCTTAAAGTAAGGTATGGCAGTTCCCGTTCCCCGTGCATTGGCATTGTGGTTTCTAGCATATCCCTATTTTAACACCCGCGTAATTATTAGTCGAGGTCAATCTCCGTATCTTCCTCTATCAGTTGGGAATCGTTTATCTCAACTCTAATTATAATGTTGTTAGCCTTATGCACGAGAAACTTCCCAAAGGGGTACACCCGTAACTTCTGCACTAATACAGCCTCCCTTTTAGTGATATTAGCCGATACTTTTTCTTCCTGTTTATGTGGTACGAATGTTGTCATCAGTAATATGGATCAACCTCAACTCTATTCTCCACGGCTCCTGACGCTTTGGCCTTCTCCCTAAATCCTACACCAAAAGTTCTAAAAGCATCTGCTCCGTGTGAACTCCAGTCATGCTTTGGTTTTAATCTGAACACTTGGTTCTCCTCATCCCACTCCTTGTGGTAGCTCCTGAGAGCAGATAGACCCCTCTCGCACTTAGTTTTATCAAACCAACACCTACTGAGCATGTTTCTAACAGCCTCAATACCGTCTTCAACGTCGAGCCGTGGCACAACCTCAAAGCGGATACCGAGGCTCCTAGCCGTTTCTAACCTACTCCTGCCCGTTGTTAGTTCCCTAACCTTTATATCGTGGGGGGCGTAGTGAGTACCATAAACGTAGGGTTTCTCTTTCAGATACTTAATATAGTAACTTATGCCCTCACCACTGCTCTCGAAGTAATCAATGAAGTGGATCTCCCTACCAACCGCTTGGAAAAACCAGATAGACATAGCATCGTCAATACCTAAATCCCACGCAGTATGCACCTCTGCTGCTGTATCGTGGGGAACCCCGGCGATCCTCCCCTCATCATCGGCTAACATCAACTGCTTGGCGTAGTAAGCACCTTGAATCGGGACATCAAAGTTACACATATACTCCTGCTGGTATAGGGCATCGTTGCCATCCTTGATGATAATCTCCCTACGTTCCTGAGCCAATACAGCCTCCGGTATTGCCTTGGTGTCCTCTACTGTAAGAACCTCTGAATACCAAATGTCTGGAAACGCCCTAGCGGTTTCTAAAGTGTTGTATCCGTGGTTCTTACCTCTGGGTGTATATATAAACGCTGCCCAACCATCATTCTCTGCTAGAATCGGCCTTAGAAAGTCCCACGCTTCGGGGTTTTGTAGCGGCCACTCACTAAACACGCACCCGATGGGGTTTGCACCCATCAACGAGTCAATTTTATCGCTTCCTACAAGCTGAAAGATAGATCCGTTATTGGTCTCGATCAGCATATCTGTGTTGTCCGTTCTCTTTCTAATTTCCTGTGGAAAGTGATCCGTGAACTTATAGCCTCCCCTATCCATACCATTCCAAATAACTTTCTTGGCTTGCTTGTAAGTAGGGAATATATAGTAGTAGCCGCCAACCCTCTCGTACATGGCTTTGGCTGTGTAGTTTATAAACGCTTTATCTTTGCCGGAACGTCTGTGGGCAACCCAAACAACTCTTTTGTACCCTCGATCCAACGCACCCAACACTGGCAACTGGTACTCCCTAGGAACAAAGTTGTGGGGCAACCTAATCTTTGTCTCTGTCTGCATATTTTACTACCTCAACCGTTTCAACCCTATGCTCGTGCTTCTCCGGTGCATACACACCATCCTTTTTGTAGTACATATCAATTCCTCTAGCCTTGGAAGGTAGGTCAGCGTTTTGGTTAATCAAAAACAAATGCTCGCCCGTAACGTCATCATCATTAAAGCCGTATTCCTTGTACAGTATGTGGAT